CCCAGAAGCCTTTGGACGTAGGAGTAGCCACCGGATCAGTCGATGTCAGCACCGTCTCGGCACCGGCACTGTTGAATGTGGCGACGTGGCCGTTCCAGGCGGTGTAGAGCGTGCCGGCGACGAATAGGCCGCCGCAGAAACTCTCCTGGGTCGAGGTTGCAAACCGCGTCAGGCCGGGACAGCGCGCCCATACGGCACGCCCGTCACCGAGCGGCTCGGCGAAACAGTTGAGCAGGCGGCCGGCGCCTTCCTGCGGCACACGGCCAGGGGCCGACGACAGCGGGAAGGGTATTGCGGTCATTAGAAGTATTCCGAGCGCATGGTCTCGTAGGTCGGACCGCCCCGCGCCGCCACACGCAGCTGTTGCATTGCCCGTTCCTGCATGGCGACATTCATCGGCTTGCCAAAGTCGTCGGCGGCAGTCTCAGCGATATAGACAACGAGTTGATTGAAGATGGTGTAGGGAAACTCGTCGTGGTCCTGCAGGCGGATGACTTCCTGCCCTACTAGGTCATCCAGACATTGGTCGATCATGCCATCGATTTTGGCGACATCCTCGGCCGAGTTAGACTGCCCCGCGCCAGGCAGGCCGAGTTTAGCCAGAACCGCATCGATGAGTTCAGGCCGCGTTGCTGTCGATGGCATCAGGTTTTACCTTCGCTGGACGGCCGGGACGGCGCTTCGGCTCCGGCGCTTCGTCGGCCGGCTCGGGCATGTGCTCCTCGTCGTACTTGGCCTGCTCGGATGCGGTGAGTTCAACATCGAAGGACGACATGTTGATTGCCTTGTTGATGATCCACCACTCCGTGATGCTGGTAGGCTTGCCTTTATCGAACCGGCGATCGCCAAAGATCATGACGTAACCCGGACCCATGCCGCTGCCGTCCTCGCGCTGATGGGCCGCGTCCTCACCCCTCCAAGTAAGTTTTGCCATTACGCCGCCTCCGCTTTGGTGGTTTCCATGTCGGCGAGGCATCGGTCGTGACAGACGTTGCCGTCGTAGTGCCGCAACCGGATATCGGGATCGACCCAGCAGTGGCCGCCGATCTCGCGCCACTTGCGGCAGAAGTTGTAGTCCTCGCCTTCGTCCTGCAGTTCGGTGCCGTCATCGATGAGATCGAGCCAGAACCAGGTTCGCATCGGATAAGTCTTGGGATCGCCTTGGCAGGTATAAGGACTAGTGACCTTTTCCAGCCGAGTGAACACGTCGGCGCGAATGGCGAAGAATGCTGTAGCAATACCATCTGCCTTCCATAGGCGTCCCGGTTTGGTGAAGGCTCCAATCATCGGCCCTTGCGGCCATTGCAGGGCAACGTCTGGCTCCTCGTCCCAACGATGGTGCCGCTTGGCGGGAGCGCCGCCCACTACCTCAACGCCATGGTCGATCAGTTTGAAGAAGTCGGGCGCGTTCCAGGCGATGTCGTCATCGACAAAGACGATCCAGTCGCATTGGTCTGCTAGCGCCGCCGCCACCAACCGGTTGCGCACCCGCGGCAGCACGGCACAGCCGGGAGCGGTATAGTGGCTGATATTGATGCCCCGTTGTGACGAGAGCTTAAACGTCTCGATCACCGCCAGCATATGCTGATGATGCACGGTACCGTTCCGGCAAGGCGTGCAGAGGCCGACGCGCATGCATACTCCTGAAGATGGGAGCCGGCTTCTTAACCGGCTCCCTGTTGTTGATCACTCGACCGGGAGATATTCCACGATCGCGTAGCCAGCGCCGGTGGTCGCCGCCGTGCCAGTGCAGGTGTAGGTGGCGATTACCGAGGTATCGGCCGTTGGGTTCACGGTCGAAGACGTAGCCAGTGCAGTGCCGCCGGTGATGACGCCGACGGCAGTTAGCGCGATACCGGTGCCGAACGAGGCATCAGAAGCCGTGGTACCGATCTTGATCGTGTTGGTCGTGCCGTAATTGTAAAGCGTCGAAACGACGATGTAGGTGCGCAGCACGATGGCCTTGGCCGGAAGCGTCCCGACTGGCACGACCGCCGTGATGCCGTCATTGAAGGAGAGTGGAGCACGCAGGTATTGCACGGCCTGGATGCTGTTACTTCTTGCTGGGATTGTTGCCATGATCTGAGTCCTTTTCTACTTAGACATCGGCCGTGGCACAGAAGAAGCCAGTGGCGATCGACCATTCCCTAAGATTGCCGGCGATGGTTTTCTTGAACATCTTGCCAATGCCGTAGGCCATCTCGACACCGACACCTCGCAGGAACTGATAGTCGGTCTCGTCGCGCTGGGTGGGACGCGCCATCTGTCCCCAACCGAAGGCCATAGCACCTTGGCCGCACATCCAGACCGGACGCGCGTCGACGCTGCCGCCGTAGTTCGCAGCGGTGTAGTAGGCCGGTGCGAGCGTATCGATCTCGGGCACCTCGCGATGGATAACGCCATCGTCGATCAGATCGCCATCCTGGAAGATTGGGTTTTTGAGTCCCGGTTCCTCGCGCGGACGGGCATCCTTGTTGATGGTGTCGAGATCGAGCTTGAGGTCGCGGAAGGTGCGCTGGCCGTGGAAGGCGACGAAATATTCGCGACCGTCCTCGACCTTGTAGGGCCGCAGTTTCGGCGACGCCCGCTTGGCCACGCGCTTGAGCAATCGCATCGAGGCGCGGTTGCACTTGTCGTTGGTGGAGTCGAGGGTTTGCAATGCGGTAGCAAACACGTTGCTCGAGGCGTTGCCGGTCGCGTTCCCAAACAGCACGCGATCCGTGTTGTCAGTCAGCCAAGTATTGCGCTGCGCGGCTGTGGCCGACTGGAACAGGATGCCGTTGATGCGCTGACCGGCCGAGGTGTCGATGCTGGCCGGGGCCGACTCCGACGGCAGGGCGTAGAGCGCACCGACGATCTCGTCCCGCTGCAACGACTTGCCCCAGTCGCTGAGCAACGAGCGGGCCTCGTCGAATACCATCGCACTGTCTTTGCGGCGAGCGGACTTGGAGGAGACCACGGCGTTTCTGGCGTAGTCGATCCACAGCCGCATGCCGTAGTCGTCGATCTTTTCTTCGTTGCCGACCAGCGTGCCACTGCCGATCGCGGTGCCCTGCAGCGCCGCCACCAGCGGGATGTTCATCTGGTTGCCGGCCTCGGTGAGTTCGCGGCGGAGCCGGATGATGGCGCTCATGTCCTCGCCCATGTACGGCGAGAACAGATTTTGGCGGACGTATTCCCGGTTGATCTCCTTAGTGAACTTGATGAGGACGTTGTTAGTCTGTGGAGTGCTAAGGGCCATGGCCCTGATCCTTTCCTAGCGACCGGGGCTAGCGCCGCGGGCCGCTTGTCGCGTGCCGGAAGATGGCCTCGTCGGACATGTCCGTGTCGTCGTCGCCCGCTGGGGCGGCGCCGGACGGCGTGATGCCGTTGAGGGATGGGGGCAGGCGGACAGGGGAAGGTTGACGTGAACCGTTGCCGGTCGATGGCACGACCGAGAGGCGCGCGGCAGCCATGGCTTTCGCCAGGAACGCCGGATCTTTCAGAGCCTCGTCCAACAACCGCTGCTTGTAGGCAGCGGGATCGGGACCGACTTCGCGGATGGCCTCACGCTCGGAGTACCAGGCCAGCAGCTCGTCGCCCGGATCGGGCGCGTCCCTGATCCTGGCGCGGTCGATCGCTCCGGCCTTGAGAACCTCCGCATAAGCCTTGTCGAACCGCTCGGGGTTCGCCCGGCGCGCATAACGCAGGCTGATATCGCCAGCTTGCGCTTTGAGCGCCTCCTGCCACTCGTTCCGGATGTAGGCGTTGTATCCGGGTAGATCGAGCAGTGGGTCGGGTGCTTCCTGAGGTTTTGGCGGTTCGGCGGGCTTCGGCGGATTGCGCCGCAGTTCAGCGAGTTCACGCTCGAACTGTTGGGCACGGGCCTCGGCCGCACGACGGTTTTCGGCCTCCTCGCGCAGCCGCCAAGCGGGAATGTGCCCGCCGTCAGACTCCGGAGTTGGCTCAGCAGCAGGCGGCGCTGCGTCCCCAGACACGGGAGTATCCCCGGCCTTGGGCGCAAACCGGCCGTGCTCGTCGCGCGGTTGGTCGCCGGGTTCGGCTGGGAGTTCGTCCGCCGCGACTACGGTAGCAGCAGGCTCGGGAGCCTGATCCGCCTTGGCCTCGTTGAACAGATCCTCATCCGAAACGTCGACATCCACGACGGTAGGTTCGTCTGCCATATAGTCCCCGTCCAAATTCGCGGTTTCGCCTCCGCGAGAGCGATCTCACCCCTTGACGGCGGGCGTGCCGCGCCGCGTTTCGTGCGGCGGTACGTCGGGCGGGAGGGTCTGGGGGAACGGGGGGCGTCACAACGCACCCTGCGGGGAGCGTCTAGTTTTTGGCGGTTGACGCCACCGCGGGGATGCCGCTTAGATGCCGGCTGGCAAGACTGGTAGGGAGATCATCATGAACATCAGGATGGCGGCTGTGGCCGCCTGTATGGCGGCGCTTGGCGGCAGCCCGGCGCGGGCCGATATCATTGAGGCGGTGTTTATTGGGGTGGTCATCCCCAGTCCCTTTGGCGCCGGCGACTATATTTCGTCCATTACTGGCGCGTTTGTATCTGAAAGCACTCTATACGGCCTGCCCTTCACGGCCACGTTCCAGTTCGACACCGACAAGGGCGTGCTATCGCACCCGTCGTCCGGCATGAGCGAACTCGTAGGTGGGCTCGTCAGCGCGTCGTTCCTGATCCAGAACGACGAGGGTTCGTTTGCGTTGCAGGGTATCCAATCCTCAAGGATCGATTGGGCAAACGACTTCAGCACGGCGCTCGCCCGTGCATCAGACTTTTTTGGGCACCAGATTGTTCTGAGCAATCCTAATCCCACGGGAGCCAATCCCAACGGCTTTACGGACGGGACTTGCCCAGGCAAGCCGTGCGGGTTTCTCCAGACCGATAGCGTTACCGTATCCAACCTGTCCGCCCCATCGCCCGTGCCGGGGCCGTTGGTGGGAACAGGTCTGCCGGGCGTTTTATTCGGGCTGTTGGCGGCTATGCGAATGTACAGGAGAAGGTCCGCCCGATGCCCGGATCAGTGATGATCTCGATGGTAAAGCGGGCAGTGGTTGGGCTAGCGACAGCGGGCGTTGCGGGACCAGTGAACCAGTACGGGCCGCCGGACAGGTCAATGGTGTGCGAACCACTAACCGAGAGATTGACGGTCGGCGCAAAGGTGGACTTTGAACCGTTTGCCAAGATGACCGGGTAATTGTCGCCTGGAGCCAGGATATGCAGCGTGCCGGCGGCAGCCACCGTGACATTGACAATGATCGATTTTACGATGCCCCAACATTCCAGTGTGTCGGTGTTTCCGGCCAGATCCGCAGTGATGACCCACTTTGCGTATGAGTGCAGCGGGCGATCGTAAGCACCTGGGTATGAGGCCTTTATCGCCTCGGCACAGCCGGTGACGTTGGTAAACCGCACATGCGGGCACGGGTGCGGGCCACTCAGTCGCGGGCTTCCCGGTAAGGTCGGAAGCGTACTTCCCGGAAGGTTTGTGTAAACGGCCGTGTTGCTTCCAACCTTCTGGACATCGGAAACACGGAAACCATTTTCGCTATTGAGATTGCTCCGCATCATTTTCAGCCCAGGGGCCATTCCGGCGAGAACACCGCCAGAGAATGGATAGGTCAACACGCTACTGGTTAGTGTTGCGCCCTCGATGCTGGCGAAGGGGCTGCCGAGTACCTGCATAGAGGAGACGGTACTGTCGGACACCTGTACGCTGTTCGTGTTACCAAAAAGCGAGCCGAATTGGAGGAGAGGAATAGTCGATCCATTGCGGATGACGGTGTTTAGCGGAGTGCTGGCGAGCTGTACTGTGCCGTTGTCGACTAACAACAACTGCGGCGAGGGGCACTGAATAGCCATCGTCCCCGCATTTGCCCCCTGGTCTACCGTTATTGTGCCGAGGAATTTGTCCACTTCCATCGTGCCGGTCCAGACACTGGACGAGCCTCGGATGGTGAAGGTTTTGTTCATGGTTGGGATCAAAGTGTTTTGATGAAGGACACTGCAATTGACGAACGTGGCATCGCGCAGTTTGCAATATGTTTGCAGCCCAGCGGCGTCAAAAGTTATGCCGCGGAACTCGATCGAAGCGTGCCATTCATCGCGGAACTTATAGAGGGTAGCCGGACCGCCCTGGTCCTGGCTACTGCTGGTGCCGGGATCGTAGTTTGGGAACGTCGAGAGATAGGTTTGTGTTAGCGGAGCCGCAAGCGTGATGACGCCGCCAGCCGCATCTATGGCTGTCGGCGTGATCCATTCCAAGTATTGATGGGCCGGGTCGCCGCTAGGTTGGAGAGCACAAGCGGTCATGGCCGCTACTCTGCCAACCGCAAACAGCGCGGCGTCAGTGTGGTTAATTAGTGTTATGGTAGACTGGCCGGCAAAAGCCGTTTGCGTCCTAGCAGAACAAGTTCCGACGGCTCCATTATCAATACCAATTTCGTTGCCCCATCCAATGTTGTTTATCGGATTGAAGGTTGCGCCAGCGCCAGCATCGACTATGAGGCTTGGTATCCCGGAGAAGATAAAGCTATCGGCGGTGGGACCACCAGTAGCTAGGAATTTGTAAGTGTGGCCCGCAGGAATATTGAGAACTGAGTCGAGACCCTGTGCGGCGGCCTTGAATGTCAGGAAAGCCACACGGCAATCGGAGGTGCCGTCCGTTGGGCAGTTGTATGGTGCGGCTACAAACTGTGCAGCGGTTACGGTGAACGTCATTTCAGAGTGCCGAATAGGCGCGGCCGGCGCCGCTGTTATAGAGGAACGTAACCTCGGCCTGCGTCAGCGCCCGCTTCCAGAAGCCTATTTGATCGACCCGGCCGTCCCAAAAGTCGGTGCTATTGGCGGCGCCAATCTGGAAATCAGCCGTACTCCCTGTGATCGAGCCGATCGTTATGGCGGCAGTTTCAAAGGTCGATCCGCCTACCGAGATCTTGATCAGGCTGTTGGTGAAATCGGCGACCGCGACGATGAAGCGCGGATCACTCGGCAGCGAACCAGTGAACCCGACGGTATTGGACACATTTGATACGTTGGCGATGCTGAAATCGGGAAGATTGGCTGTGACGTACCCGGCCCCGACACGAAAGTCGAAAGCAAAGCCGCCTCCACTCTTGGAAACGATGGCAGTGCCGGATGTGCCGGCGTCATAGTAAACCCACACCGCAATCGAGAAGTCCGTCCCGGCGACGTTGAGGCTCGTGTTGTTGACGTGACTGAAATACTTGGAACTGGCGGCGCCTAGCTGCGCCGAGTTGCCGACGACGCCCGTGCCCAAGCTTGGCGAATTGTGTGGCGTGAGCGTGTTGGCAGTGGTGTGGCTGTCGAGCCAACTGGTCGACTCGAACTCCCAGTAGGAGATGAGGTTCGTCAGCAGGCCGGAACCTGCCGCCAGCGTCTTGGTCTCGGTGTTGGACCAAGCTGAGATGCCCTCGCCGCGCTCTGTGCGAGCGCGCACGTACCAGGTTCCGTTAGCCCAAGTGCCGGACGTAAACGTCAGCGCGTTGGCGGCATCCTCGGTCGAGTCGACCGTGTTGTTGTAGTCGGTGACGCTAGTGGTAAAGCCGGAGTCCGTTGCGCGCTGGAAATGCACGTTGTCGCCGACCACGAGGTCGGGATCGGAGGGCGCGGTGAAACTGAATACCGGCGGCGTGACGGTGGTGGCGGAGGTCCACACGATCGTTGGCGTACCGGGCGCCACTCCGGTCACATCGGTGACGGTGACGTTGATGGTCTGGTTGGTGGTGGCCGGCGCATAGGCCGTGCTGGTCGCGGTGACCTGCACGACATAGACGTTGTCGGTATTGGCGTCGGTCGGGATCTCGAAGTCTTTCGCCGCCATCGTCAGCACGGCACCGGTCAAGGTGAACAATGCGGTGTCGGCGCCGCCGGTCTTGCTCCAGGTGACGGCCTTGTCGGCTGTTAGCGTGAGCGAGAACGCGGAGTTCTCGGGGATGGTTTGCGTCGGCGAGGAAGTGATGACCGCCGGCACCTCGTCGATGTCGTTGACGAAGATGACGAGCACACGATCGACCGTCGAACCGGCGCCGTTGTCAGCGTGAATGGTGACGTTGTGAGCGATTGCGGTTTCGTAATCGAACACGATAGCATTCTTGAGCACGCCTGCCGTGAGCGTGAAGGCTGAGTCAGGATCGGCAGTCTTGGTGAACGTGTAGGTGCCGGTGCCGCCCACCACGCTCAAAGTGCCGATCGCGGTGCCGATGGCGGTGTTCTCGTCTTGCGCGCGACCTGAGATCAGTATCTGCGGACCCACGACATGCCCAGCGCCGCCGCGAACGGCGACCTGCGTCAGTGTGAGGCCGAGACCGAGCACGATGCGGTTCCTAGATGAACGCCGTAATGAAGGTCGCGCCAGTGCCGGTCAGGTTCACGCGCGAGCAGCGGATTGGCAAGATGGTGCCGGTGGGAACGGCCGTGAACGTCACCACGTTGCCGTTGGCGGTAACGACCGTGACATCGCCGACACCGCCGATGTAGAGAGCCCGCGCCGTAGCGGTGAAGTTGGCGCTGTTGCTCGGCGTGACTGCGAAAGCATCCCAGCCGGGATCTGAAATCCCGCCGGTTACATTCGCAAAACGATCGCCTGATGGTACTGCCATGACTGGCCTCTAGGGTTGTGGTGACGCTGGTTGTGGCTCCGGCTCGGGCTCCGGTCGTGCGATGTCGAGGCCGGCCTGCGCCGCCAGTTGCTGCTGGCCGTCGGGCGGCAGATCGCCATAGGCCACGCTGGTGGCCGGCGGGCGGTGCGCCTTGATGATATCGGCGGAGCGATCGAGGTGGGCGTTGTGCAGGTCGACGGCATGCTGCCGGCGGTCCTGCTCGTCGGCCATGCGCGCCATGTCGAGTTTCAGCATGCGATCGAGATCGTGCTGGCGCTGCTGAAACTGTAGTTTCTGCTGGAATTGTTGTTCGTCGAGCTGCAGTTGCAACTTGCCGCGCTGATCCTCCAACTGCATCTGCTGCTGCAACATCTGCACTTTCGGATCGGGCGGCGGCGGCGCACTCTCGGCCGCTTGGATCTTGGCCTGCATGGCCTTCTTGAGCTGCGCGGGCAAGGGCGTGAGTTCGAGCACGACCTGTGGAAACTTGTCCGCAAATTGCGGGCCGAGCGATTGCAACACGCCGAGCGCGTCGGCCTGCATGTTGATGACGTCGGGGCCTTCGTCGAGCACGATGTCGACATCGAGCGAGCCGACCGCGTTGACGATGATCGGCTGGCCGTATTCGTTGACCGACAGTTTGTTGATCTGGAAGAACTGCGGCAGGTTGTCGTCGTCGGTGACCCTGATCCAGCGTTCCGCCGTCCAGTGCTGCTGGATGATGTTGAGCAGATCGCGGTAAACTCTGATCTTCCAATTCTTCAGCGCCGAGATGTAGGGGCCGAGTTGTGACATGCCGGCCTGCTGCAGCAGCGCGATGGCGCGTCCGCTCGAGTCCTGCAGGCCTTGCCCAAGCAAAGCGAGGTTGGGGCCGAAGTTCTCGATCATGTTGCGCGAGTCGTTCATGATCTCCATGAAGGCGCGCATGTCGGCCATCTGGCGCTGATCGTCGGCGATGTACTGCCCGCCCGGCACCGGGTTCAACTCGATCCAGCCGTCGGCGCGTGCCTCCTCGCGGCGCGCTACCTCGACATCGTCGACCATGCCCTTGGTGGATCGGATGCGGCGCGAGTTGAGCTGGTGCATCATGCGCGAGCGGTCGTGGTTGTAGGCGTCCTGGTTATCCTTCCACTGGCGGTGAAAGCCGTAGCGGTCGCCGTCCTGGTCGATCGAGGCCGAGAACATGCGGTATTTCGGAAACGTCTTCTTGCGCTCGTCGGTATAGGGCGACTTGCCCTCGTCCATCTTGGTGTTGGCGATGTAGACGCACCAGCGCCATTCGCCGTGCGTGATGTACCAATGGTCGACCAGGCGCACGCGCTTCTGGGTCGAGTTGGCCCAGATGATCTCGCGATCACTGTCCTGGGTGAGGTCACTGCCCTGCTCGATCAGGCTGTCGATCTCGTCGGCCTTGTCGGGGAAGATCTCCTTGACTTGCTCGGGGTCGGCCCATTTGCTGACGCCCATGAAGCGGGCGTCGGTGAAGCCTTCGTCGAACGAGCGCGGGTCGTAGAAGAAGGTGTCGGGATAGACGATGTGCATGCGCACGTCGGGATCGCCGCGATCGCCTTGCTCGAGGTCGTATTCGATGCCGGCTATGGCGTCGACGGCGCCAAACCTGGCAACGCGCGGGTGCTTGCCCTTCCAGTCGTTGCTGTCGAGGGCAAAGCGCAGCACCGCGGTGGCGAGATCGGCGCCCTGCTGGTGTTGCGGGGTGCGCGGATAGCATTTTGGGTCCTGCCGCAATCGCTCGGTAATGCCGACGACGGCGTTGTATTTCGGATGCATCAGGTTGACGGTGACGACCGGCTGGCCGCGTTCCTTCAACTTGCGGATCTCTTCCTTAGTCCATTGGTCGCCCGAGTCGTAGCGGCGGGCCTGCTTCTGCTCGTAGATCTCGGCCGACTTGGAGCCAAGAAAGTCCAAGTATTGGCGGCGTAGTTTGGCAATCGAGTAATAACGGCCGTCGTCTTCGAAGGTGTCCTCGCCTCCGTATTGCGGCTGCGGCACGACGCTGTTGCCCCCTGAGAACGCGATGACGGCGGCGCCGGCCATCTAGGCGACCTCCGGTGGTTCCGGCGGTTCTGGTGCCGATGGCTTATCCTCGTCCAACGCCTTGGTCTTGACGACTTCGGGGCTGAGTTGTCCGGCAAAACGGCGCAGGTAGTCGGCGTAGTGGCGGTCGGTCGCCGTCATGCCGTCGGCGATCAGCCGCAGGTTGGAAGCATGCTGTGTGGCCTTGTCGGCGGTGATGGCAATGCCGGGCTTCTCCCAGTTGCGGAACTGGATGGGTGCCAGGTTGAGCGCGGGCGCGTCGGCGTCGATTTTCACGGTTTTTGACCTTTGCCGCTTAGAAGCCACCGAGGGTCCGTAGCGCCTTCATGTCGGTCGTCAGGCTGCTTTGCAGGCTCACGATGCCGGACGGACTGGTGCCGATCATCCTGGCGATATTGCCCGTCATCCGCACGGCGATGGTGGTGGTGGTATCGGCGGCGAGCGGCTGCGGCGTCAGTGTCTTGCTGCCTTTGTGTTCGTCCTCATCCTCGGACTCGTGCTTGGCTGTCTTGTGGGCCGTCGTGGTCATTTGCGCTTACCCTTGCTGTGCTTGTCTTCCTCTTCGTCGTCATCATCGTCGGCATCTGCCGCCTTGGCCTTGCTGGCGCGGGCAACCGGCGGGTCGGGTGGCGGGGCGGTGGCGCGCAGTTTCTCCAGATCGGTGGTGAGTTCGGCCTGGATCGCCTCGACTCCGGAAGGCGTTGCGGTGTGCATGCGGGCGACGTTGTCCTCGATGCGAGTAACGATAGTATCGGCGTTGTCGGGCACTGCTTCCTTGGGCACGGCGGTTTTTTCTTCAGCCATGGGGATACTCCAAAGGGGACGGCCAGCATGGAGACCGGCCGCCCAGTTGTTCCGAGGCAGATGGCTTCTAACGC